TAGCTCATACTCTAGCCACATCTGTCCTGTTTGTGGTAGCGGCCAGACAAGTCCATCATATTCAAACGTTGCAACAGAATGAGGGTTCTCACATGCTGCTAAAATTGATTTTCTACTTTGTGAAGGTACTTCTATGTAGCCTTTAGATAAAAAAAAATCTCTCAGTTTCTGAGTAATTTCGTGGTAAGTTACTGTTTGTTTCATTGTATATAATTTTTCGGAAAATTAAGAATTTTTTTATTTCTTTTTAACACATTAAAGATAATTTTTTCTTATTTGCGTCCTCCTTCTCCTTTGCGACCTCTGTTTACCGATGGTTTAACAAATCGCCCAGTTGCATGATCATAGTCCTTGCCTTTTATCTTCAGTCCCTTCTTAGCTGCTTTGCGTCTAATACGTTTCAACTCAGCTCTCTTCTTGAGACCGGCTCTACTTGTGCTTCTCTTTACGTCCTGCTTTAGCTTCTTTTTGTAAGATTTTTTACCTTTAGCGGACTTGTAATACTTCATTGTTTTTCCTGGCATAGTTAATCTATTTTTTCGTCACTAAAATCAATTATCTCATCACTAAAATTTAATCTTTCATCTAAAATAACTGACTCTGAAAATGAGTCTTCCGTCTTTTTAGTTTTCTTTTGCTTTCTGCGTTTTTTCTTTGCATTTTTTTCAATCTTACCTCCATTTATGGCATATTCTGAATAGTTAGCAAATCTAAGAGCCTTTTCTCCTAAAGGCATCGTTTCCCAATCGTCGTAAAGTTTCATATAGTTATCAACGAATCTAGCAGTTCTACTTGTTGGTAAACCAAGAACTTCACCCAATAATAATTCCATTTTAAACATATATTTTTTCTTCTTTTCATCGGTTTTAGCATTGGAGTACTCCTTGTAATTTCTACCAATATCTGCCATAACCTGTAAACTTGGACTTAACTTTAAATTACCTGCCCAAGGATATCCCAAAGCAACATCTTTAATTGTATTTAGAATATCACCGGCTATAAAGAAACTATTAAAATTACCTAAAAGCGCAGCCCAAAATAGTTTATCTGTATCTTCTTCCTCCCAATCTCTAGCTATACCGGGAAGTGCAAGAGCAACATATTGAAACAATGCTGGAGCTAACATATGATATG